AAGTTTTATCTCTGAATGTTTCAAAGTCTTCTCTAGAGACATTGATAACGTCCTTTTGTTTCCTATCTAACTCTTCGTCTAACTTAGCAAGTCTTTCAATCAGCTTGGTTCTTTCTTCTTCTTGTTTAGCTATGTCCGCATCTTTCGTGGACTCCATAGCATCTTTAAGCCGATTGGCTTCAGATAAAGTATTAACAGCCCGATCTTGTACACCACTAACGACATACCCCGCCGGGATAAGATCTTGTGCCTTACCTGTTTGTTCTACTGTAAAGATATCTTCTCCCATCCTAATAGGTTCAATACCTTCAGGAATCCGGGATAGGATTTGATTCTGTGCTTCTAACTTCTGCTGCGCTGCAATATTTTCCGCTTCAACACGCTGTTGTTCTGCAACCTTAGCTGCTTCTTCTGCTTGTCTAGCTTTAACAAGACCACGCTCTCTAACAGCTTCCACAGTAGAAGAGGGAAGGCTAACACCCCCACCAACAATAGCGCCCCGTAAAAATGAATCAATGTAACGGGTAATGTTATCCGGCGAGAAAAGGTCATAGTTCTCTTTTAAAGTCTTAACCGCGAGGTTGTTAATAAATTCTTGGCCTGTTTCTGTAACGCCTTCCGTTAAGAAACCTTTAGCTACACCAGACCCAATCGTCTTCCAGATCTTGGGATCAGCGCCTGACTCTTTGACCATCTCTCTGATCAAAGCACCTTTACCTACAGTACCTAGTTGATCTAATACTTTCGCCGGAAGAATAGAATCCAACGCCGAGGATAAGCCGCCATACAAAGCAGCCACCGCAGGTTCCATCTTTCCTGTCTCTTGGTAGATACTCTGAAAGACCTCAGGAGCGTTCTGAGCGTACGATCCTAAGTAGGTGCCAGCTAACATACCCCGCGTAGCACTACGCTCTGCTGCGGTCTCTGCGGCCTTTACAGCGGCTTCTCTTGCTAGTCCTTGTCTTGCTGCCCCGGCTAGGGCTTGTCTTGCTGCGGTTTGTGCGGCGACCCTACCAAACTGGGCGCCTAGTGTTCCCGGGATAAGTGACGTTAAGATATCAGGACCAACCTCGCCAAAGGTCTCAGCAGCATATCCCGGAACATCGCCTAAGCTTTTAATGTCTTCATACGATTTATACATCGCAGGAAGACGTCCCTGAAGGGCTTGTTCGGACGCTACAGCCTCTTCCATCTGGCGTTTAGCATAATCCTCAAACCCTAATCCCGACCCCACCATGGCCGGAATAACGTCTCCAAAGGCTATCTTGGTACGCTCTACGCCACGCTCAAAGCCACGGCTTGCTAGTTCACCTAAACCAAACTGCGGGGTAAGGTCTGGTTCTAAACCAGCTTTCTTTTGAAGTTGTTCCCTTAGATCAAGGATCTGATCAAACGTATAGTCATCCGGTACAGGAACTCTCCCAACGCCGGGAACATTGATAAGTTTGGGCATTAGTCTTCATCCGTATCTTTACTAGCGTAGGCATAACCAACTCTTGCTTTGCTGGGATCTAATCCCATACGCTGAAAGACTTGGCTTTGGATTTCAGGCTGGATTAAATCTCTTAAAGCCTGTTGTCCTTTCTCAGACTTTAAAGCATCTTTCCCATACTTGTTAGCAATAGATGCTTGTGCTGCTTGTAAGAGACTACGATATTGTGGACTAGCCTCAAAGTCTTTCAAGACCCGGGCGTAGTCAGCAGGTCTAACATTGCCTGCACTTTGCGCCTTCATTAAAGCAGCTTGCGCTTGTAAAGGAGCCAGACCAATCTTCGTTTCATAAAGCTTACGCTGCACAGCATTGGTCTTTATCTGATCTTCCAACTTAGCTTTCTCCATAGCCAAGGTAATACCTTGTACTTTGAGAGCTTCAGCTTTCTCATTAAGACGCCCAGCAAGTTCAAAGTTGCCACGCTTTTTAGCGTCATCTGCTTGTGCCATGGCGATCTTTTGTTGCATGATCGTATCGTCTATCTGAGCGTTCTTTTGTTGGACGGCTTTATAAGCACCTAGCCCTGCTTCTCCAGCGGCGCCTATGTTTTGGAAGAAGTCTCTTGACGTACCTTGAAGCGCTTTTAATCCAAACTGTCTAAAGCCTTCTCTTCTTGCTTCTTCTTCAGAAGTCTTCCTCCCCCGGAGATAGTCTTGATACTCTTTCATTAAAGGAGAGACTGTGTCAGGGAATTCTTTCTCTAGAAGACCTGCACCTTTTCTAGAGGCGGCGATCATCTCTTCCATCGTTTGTGGTTTAAACGAACCTATCCCTGCCTGAGGTGTTTCAACACTTGTAGGTGCTTTAGTAGGACCGGCTTGAGTGGTTGTTCTTACCGGAGGTCTTTGGGGGACGATCTGAGTTCCAGGCCCACCTGTTACATTGGCCTCATCAACAACATCAGGCTTAACAGTTGTGCCTTCTAAATAAGCTCTTGTAGATTCAGACGGACTTGTACCTTGCCTTGTTAATAAACGCCTAATTCTTTCTTTGTCTTCTTCAATCTGAGCTTCGGAAGTAGGAAGCATTCCAGCAAATTCGTCAGACAAACCTCCATTACGAAAAGCTACAATGCCGCCACCATACATACCAATAGGAGGTTGTTGCATGGGCGGTTGCATGGGTTGCTGCGACATAATCCCAAGCTCTTGCGGGATACGCTCTGAAAGAGGAACGTCTGGTTCTTGAGACTGAGCCTGATAACGATCACGCTCTTTCTTGCGTTCATTTAATTCCATCAACGCAATAAAGCCCAGCGCAGGATCTTTGACGTACTCAGCCACCTTTTCATCAGGCAAGCGTTTAAACGTCTGCTGTACTTTGATGATATTCATCTCATGCCTCCGTACAACAAGGAACCTATCCCGACGATTTGAGACAAGGGATTCGCTGGTGCTTCATAGACAGAACGAGAGGTTGGCATTTGCTGACCAAAGATAATACTTTTGTATGCTTCTGCTTGTTGCTGTGGGTAAAGTCTTTGTCTTTCGTATTCATTATACAAAGCATCTAACTGAGCCTGTCTTTGTGCTTGTTCAGCTAATCCTGTAGACATAGCCATCTGAGCAGCTTGCTGTTGACGCGCAACATCCGCTCCATATAGTTGACCGGCTTTATCAAAAGCTTGAGCAGAGCCTTGCATCTGAATATTTCCTAACTGAGATCCAAGATTTCTCATTGCTTCCGATTCCAAGATTGCTTGCCTAGAACCACCAAATGCACCACGTTGTGCTGCTTGGCTTCTTAGTGATTGCAACCCAGACCCATATTCTCTAACCGCAGCTTGTTTAGCCACATCGGTAATAGCTTGTTGGTAGGGATTCATGTACGCTTGTAGCGTACCCATTTGCTGACCGCCGACATTCATCGTCCCTAAAATCCCGGGAGCGGCTGCTTGCTTAGAAATCATCTCAGCGCCCTGTTGGAATAACGGAGCAGTCTCAGCTACTCGGTTATAAGCAAACGGTTTGTAAGGCGCATAGGCGTTTTGTTGCGCCATACGATAGAGATCGGACACATAAGGCAGCGCATATTCAGGCTGGCTTTGTGTGACTGTTTGGGCTGGGCCACCGAGACTCATGTTTAAACCTCACTTGAGAGGATGATGCCAAGTTGTTTCATACCAAAGATCTTTTTCCAACCGGGGCGTCCTTGGATTAAGATCAAACTACATCCTGCATTTTCAGCAAACTCACGGATATGCGGTTCCATACCCTTTATTTCTTCTAGTTTCCCACCACCCAGCCAGACATTCAAGACACGCTTTAAAGGGTATTCTTTGATTTCAGTAATAATTGCACATTCATGCCCGGGCCAGAATTGGGCTTCGCCTAATCTGACCAGAGTCCATACTTCTTCTAATCCACATAGATTACCGGCATGATCTAAAGCCTCTTGGATAAAAGGCTTGCACCGTTCCCAATGAATCTGAAGCTCTTTATTCATACAAACTTTTCAGCTTTAATTTCAGGCGCTTGTTTGGTCGTTCCTGTTCGTGCCTTCCTAACCCGCGCCATCATTTCATAAAGACGTTGAGCGCCTGCTTTAGAAGATCCATTACCTAAATGAGCAACAACATCCGCAGGCACCACAAACTCACCGTCAGCTAATCTCGCCGGTTGTTTATCATTGATCGTGGCTGTGATACTGTCGGACATCCCATCTCCACGACCTTGTAAGAAACCGCCAGACTTCCCGGTAACTATGTTCCCGGTAGCGCCTGTATCAGGAACAACCGTTGTTGCTGGCTGTGTTGCTGGTTGTGCTGCTTGAGTTGTACCGGTCATCTGAACATCAGGTACTGATCTTGGCGTATACAACTCAGCAATACGCTGGCTATAAACTTGTTCGCCAGCAGCAATATCGGCGGGGGTAGGTCCGTATTGCTTCGCAGCTTCAGTCGGATCAAACTGGAAAGGATTAGGATTAAAGAACAAAGGCATACCCATGCCAACTTGTTTACCATCTTTTAAATAACCAAGACCATACATCGGTGCAGTAAGCGCTCTGTTATACACAGGCGCTTGTTTATAAACAGGTTGTTTGATCGTCGGCGGCTTATTAGCTAATGACTGAGCAATAGCTAAGGCACCAAGACCTAACATAGTCCCAGCTTTATCGCCGGATGTCATAGACCCAGAGAAAAGCCGGGATAGGAAATCAGAAGACGTTCCGGTGCCAGATAAAATATTATCCCAAGAAGGTATACCAGACGTTGAACCCCCCATTTCAGAATCATCTGGCATACCATAATTAGGTTGCCCTGATGTTGTTTCGGCAGCGGTCTCAACAGGCGCGGTATACCCCTGCGGGTCACCATATTGATCGCCAGATAAACTATCGTAATTTCTAAGGTCCCAGAACGGCTGAAAAGAAATAAGTTCTTCGTCCATCATCTACTCCGGAATAGAAGATACAAAAGCCATGGTCGCAATAACCGAAGGTGTAGCTGGTCTAGTCGGTGATGAGCCTGATGAAAGATACTCAACACTAACTGCTGTGTTTGTCGTATGCCAATACAGTTCAACATAATCACCTGCTTGCATGGTTAAAAACAAATTAAGCGCAGCAATCAAATGCCCATCCACGCCACCATGACTATTAGGAACAGAGAATCTTGAATTGCTATTTGCCACATTGGTACCGTTAATTGCAGCCCATACGTCTACGTCGTGAATCTGTGTATCCGTATTTACAAACTGGATACTGAATTGTAGGTTGTAAATGCCTGAATATAAAACAACAATTTGTGAATTGTTAGCAACTTCAACGCTTTGATTTATATCTGTGGAATTAAAAGTAATTGCATAAGCAACGGTTGTGCTTGCAGCAGTTTGATCCAATAGACTTGAAAAAGCGCCAAATGGATAGCTTACAAACTGACCGCCCGAAGGCGCAAGTATGTTTCTTGTAATAACCTCCAGCCTATTAAAATACAATCTCAGGATATTTGTAAATTGTTCTTGATATCTTGGGTCGTACTCAAGAGGGGCAAGCGGAAGATTCGGTACCGCAGGATTTTGTAATTGCGTCATCGCCTACCATCCGGTCTAATATCTATTCTTGGAGCGCCAAGCTGCCAAGTCGTACCAAGACCGGAAGACCCAATCTTCATAATCATCTGTCGCCCACGCACACGGGTGTAAATAATATTGGTAAATTGTTCAATAGTTGCAGTAGATGTACGCGCAACTGCTTTAGCGGCTTCTTGGTTTAACCCAGAACCCGAACCATTCATACCATATAAGGTCATTGTGACTTGTGGCGTGGCAGCAGTTGATCCTTGAAAGGTAAGATCAGGAAGCATGCGCCATACAAACCCAAAGTGTTCACCGTCTTCAATATCAAATTCAGCAGATTCTATGTACGCCTCAATAGGCACAGGTACACCGCTTACATTGTCATCAACACCAAACTCATGATTGACAAGGTTATAACTATAAGTCGCAGCTTGCGGGTATTCACGCAATCCAGAGTCTATCCAAGCTGTTCGTCCCATAGATCCGTAGTACCATATTTTTTCTAAATAATTGTATACAACGTATCTATCAATAGTAGATGATGACGCTGAGCAATAAAACCACCATACTTCATTAAAACCTTCATTAGTCCCCGCAAAGACTTGCTCATATTGGTTGATATTAATATCCCCAAATATGTGCCGACGCAGGTCGCAAGTTAATGTTTGTACCCTACCATCATACAAATAAAACTTATCCACGCCCATCCAAAATACTATGCCAGATGCAATGGCTGCGGAGTTTTGGCTAACAATAGAAATATTGTCGCCTAATAATTGAGTCCCCCAAACAAGCGGTGGGCCAAGGTACTGCAAAGAATATAAAGAAGAATCCGTAAATACAACAATTTCTTGTCTTGTTTGGATTGCCGTGACAATCTGCGACCCGTGAGACAACCTTATTGATCCAGATTGATTTAATATGGATGGCGCCCAATCTACTACAGATTCTTGATCTGACCAACGAATAAGCATAGGATCAAATGTTGTAGACCCGTAATCCGTTGTGCCAAACACAATAACAAACCGGGATGCATCGGAAATTAAAATATAATTTTGTGACGTTGGTACATCCATTAGAACAACCGAAATGGTCCCAGAACCTGCCCCTGAGGTGGTCACTCCAGAACCGCCTACTGTTGTGGCTATATTGCAAGTAGCTGTTACAGAATTGTAATTAACAATATAGTATGTCGTTGAAGCGCTTAATCCTGTCGGTAATGTTCCTGTTGTTGATAGTCGTATAGGAGTG